GACTGTCCCCTGCCATTATTTTAAATGCCCCTCATAATCAAAATACTTATTACCACCCTCATCGTGAACAAAGCCCTCCATTGTCGTTATGTCTGTTGCAGTTTTATGTAATACATAAGGAAGTGATATTTGGTCACGTCTTGAACCCCACTTAATTTCATCCCACCAAGTTTCGTTAAATGCCCTAATTTCGTTTGTATGCCTACGAAGTATCACTGTCGCCTCAAAAAGACCTCTACGGGGCAAATAGCCTTCTAAATTGTACTCCTCAACCTGTTTTTTAATTGTATCGGGATTATCAAGTCCTAAAGTTATACAAGTTAAAGCCTCATCATATAGGCAGTTTCTATAAGGATGTGGAAACATTGCTATATCAGTATTCTGCAAGTATTTATGTATTAAATCATCAAGTGGTACTTTTAAAGATATAGTTCCATCAATCCATAGGGAATACTCGGCATCCGGAAAGTATAAATGCGGTAGGATTTTATGCTTTTTAGCATTTCTCACAGGATCAGAGTATTCATTACAAGCAACTCTTCTTTCCCACACCTTAGACTCAAAAGGCTTGTCGGTAAACGCAACAAACGAAGCCCCAAGAGTGTTTTGAGTATCTTTTAATGTATCCTTACCACCTGTTATTGCGGTATATACATAGTTAGTCATTTACTACCCTCTCTATAACTTCTTCATACTCACCAATGTGTTTTTGTATTGTTTTATCCTGTACATCTTTGTACGCTTGTTCACCAAACTTTTGTCTTAAATCGGGATTATCAATTAGTGTTGATATATGGTTAAACCACTCAATAGGTTCATTTCTTACTGTAAACCCATTAACCCCGCTTCTTACCACCCTTTGATAGTTAGGTGTGTTTGAGCCAATAAAAGGTAACTTACAAGCAGATGCTTCATAAAACTTAATCTCTGATTTAGCATAGTTAAAATCACTATGGTTAAGTGGAGCAATAGCAATATCCATATTACCCATCTTTTGTTTCCATAACTCTACCCACTCAAAAAAGTCTTGTTTTCCCCCTATATACTCACACCTTCCCTTAGGTAGTACATCCTCTATTTCCTCGGGTACCATACCCATAAACACAAACTTTACTCTTTTACCGTACTTTTCAACTATCATTTTTGCTGCTTCAATAATGGGTAGACGAGCCTTGATAGACTATGTTTATCTTTTTATCGGGTTTTTTCTTAGTTTTAAAGTCAAACTTGTAGGTTTCTAAATCAATATAGTTAGGTAGTACAAAGGTAGGTTTGGTTCTTCCATATTCTTGAGATAGGTTTTTAAGGTATTTAGTTGTAACAGTAAGGTTTTCACAATCATTAACTATAACTTGTTGTATTTCTTTTAATCCCTCTTTTGCTTTGTAGTACATAGATACAGGGTTAAACTCATCTATGTTGTAAAGGTTATCGTCAAGGTCCATTATATGTTTTAATCCTGTCTTTTGCATTACTGCTCTAAGGTAAGAATAGGGTTTGGGCGAGTCTATGTAAGATGAAAACAACAAGTCGTATTCCCTTCCGAGTTTGCGCCAAGAGCCTATAACATCTTTTTCGTCTATCATATTAAATTTTACATCTACGGAAAACTTTTCGGGGTTTAGGTGAGTCGTAGGATTAACTACTCGCCACCAATCTACTGCTGAATTATGTCTATGTGTTTCTAAGGCACAAATCTTAATCATACCCCTCCTTATTTCTTAACAGTTTATACTTCTTTTACTTGCTGCTATACCTGTGCTACCAACATCTTCTTCCTCTCCCTCTGTTACAAATGTAGCTGGTGCGTTTTGGTTCGCAAACTCTGTAGCCAACCAATCAGCAGATAAAGCATCTGCTATTACTCTTATTTCATCCATATCTCCGTTGTAATACTGACCATATACAGGTACACGACCTATATTAAAATTGTCATTATTATCACTTGCTAAATCGGTAGTAGTACTTTTTTGAGTTACGTACCCACCGTCTCTATAATATTTCCTATTTGATTGGTCATAAACAAAATCTAGCTTATACCAAGTTCCATTTGTGAGACCATGTGTAAAAGTCCAGTTGTGGTCTGAACCAGTATTATGACTCCACATAAATTGGGTTGTGTTTAATGGAAATATAGCATAACCACCAGAGGAATCAGTACCGTCATCCATGTTTATCATTCTGTTAGCACCAGTTCCATCATAATCGAGGTTACCCCATATCTGTATTGTGTATTTAGTTCCAGTTAGTCTTAAAGCACTTGCTGCACTGTCGGGGATTTCAATATAATTACCATTTGCTTTTGTGAAGGTTTGTCCGTTTCCTATTTTAGCTCCTACTTGTGTTGTTGCGTCAGTAGCTGTCCCATGTAAACTACCAACAGAGTTTATTACCTCTCCAGCAGTTCCATCGTAAGCACCCTGTAAATGCCATACAGCTTTGTAGCCTGACCAAACAGCATTTCTTCCATAAGTACCTGTTACTGCATAAGCAGTAGCATCAGCGTTTCCATACCATACATAAAAGACTGTATCGGCATCTCCATCAACTGTAGTTACTTTAACCCAAACCTCTGCTTTATCGTTAGTTGTGTCCCAATTAACTATTTCAAATGCAAGTTCTGTTGTACCCGCTTCGTCTGATGTAAACCTTAAATCCTGTCCTGCACTTTGAGTATTATCAAAGATAGTAGATGGGAAGTTGGCTTCTGTTAGAAGTACAGGAAAGTTAGATAAGTCTCCAGTACCACTTACTTTAGTGTTGTCTATTGTTAGAGAACATTTTTTAGTCCACCCTGTAGGAAAAGCCATAATTTACTCCTTATGCTAACCTAAATTCCATTGTTACAATTAAACCTTTAGGTGCTGTAGTAGAAATAGCGTCAACATCTATCCTTAATACATCCCACGAAGCAATGTCATCATTTGAAGTATCAATAACTGCTGCAGTTGCTGCTGTATCGCTTCCTGTTTCTCCACTATCAATAGTTATTTTAGTAGAAAGCATATCTGCCGTTTGAGATAAGTTGTGAATTTGAATATCTGTCGTGCCTGTTGTTCCTGCTGTTATAACCCTTGCGTGTACTGCAACTAAATTCATACCAGCATAACTTGAAGGTACTGTTACGTAAGCTGCGCCATCACCTACTGTTATATTAGTTTTATAATCAAATGCTGTAACTTGTAACGATTTTGTTCCAAGATTACTACCAGCTAAAGCATCTGGTGTTACTGCTCTGTCTGTAGCCGAGCCTGTATTTACCTCACTTGCTATTGCAAGTTCAACTATTCCTTCTGCTAAGTCTGTTGCTGAAGAAATGTTACCTGAGTGAATATTGGTAGCACCTTGGTCAGCAGTCCAATCAATATGCTCATTAGCCACAAATCCCGATAAAGTATCGTGGTCTAATGCCGCATTTAAGTTTGCTATAGTAACCTTTTTATTTGCTGGTGTTCCAGCTACGTCATTAACAGTTATTATCAAATCATCACTTGTTGGTGATGTATCTGCTGTTAATTCGGTTATTTTTAAATTAGCCATAATTTCTCCTTTTAACTTTCTAATGAAATATACTCTCCTATTTCAGATAACAAACAATCCCCATCTTCAAGTAACAGTTTGCCTGGTATGGTAAGTGTTGCTATCACGTACCAAGCTAAATCATAAAAGATTTTCAACTGATTTGTGGTAGTGTTATAGATTAAATCCATATCATTACCACTTGCTGGGTCTGATACTACCTTTTCTATCGTATTTACTAAATCTAAATTATCTGTAAGTGGGTTAAACTTAAATTTCATACCTCACTCCAAGCCGACACACCAGTTAAATTGCCATCAGTATAAGTTAGTGTTTTCTCGTAAGAAGTGCTACCAATAGTTTTAGTTATCTTAGTTAGATCGCCGTCAGTATATTCCAAGGCAAGTGATGCGTTATCAGAAGTTGTTTTTAAACTACCGCTTGAATCTGTTTGTATCCTTCTTGCAGTATCTCCATCCTCACCCAAAAGCATTACAGCAAGTACATCGTACTTATCGTCTCTGCTTTTCTTTAAAAGTATTTGTTCTGACTCTGCTATATGTGATGTAATTCTATCTATTGGCATGTTATTTTCTTGACTTTTTATCTATCTTGTCAGCCTCTTCCATAAACTTAATATATTTTGCAAGTTTTGAAATCTTAACCGTATTAGGTGTTAGATCACTTACACCTATTGCCTTTTCCAAACTTTTTATAAACTTTTTAAAATTATCCTTTCCATCAGCTACCTCATTATGTTGAACCTTTGATACATAGTATTTTTCTATGGCTTTAACGTCTTTTTTCATATCAAGGTCCGGGTTATCCCAAATCTTTTCAACTTCGTAATACTTGGCTGTATATGGCTTTCCTTTTATCTGTTCATATAAAGCTATCGGGGTATCTACGTCATCACTCGTACCTGAGGTAATCTGGTGATTATCTTTTACAGCTTCTTTTGATTCCTCTTTAACCTCTTGTGGTTCTACTGCTTTTCTAAATTCAGAGCTGTTTTCCATTATTTCCTTTCTAAATCCCGTATCTGTTCTTCAATCCTATACGTATCGTCTACAGCGTGGTTCATATGTGCTTTTATCAGTTGTTCTCTTGCTCGTGCTATATCAGGGTTACGAGATGACTTTTCAATATTATACATTGCTTTTTCAATAGTTTCCTTTTCCCGCCCAACAGCGTGTTCTTTTGCTTTATAAAGTTGTTCTAAGTCAAAACTTCTTGTATTATCCATATTTTTAATCTCAAGCCCCCGTGAGACACGAGGGCTCAAGAACTCTACGCATTAAGCGTGTTTCACTACTACAATCCAGTTAGAATCAAGTACTTTGACCGCGAAGGACATTGCCCAACCTACGGTTGAGAATCTGTCTACTGGGTTATCTGTACTATTTGCTCCCGGATTTTTAACGTACACATGCTGTGCGTCTCCCTCTAAATCTGTTACTGCGAAAGCCTCTTTACCGTGAATGTAAGAGTTGTACACGTCAACTGTTGAGGTAGTTTTAGTAGCCTCGCTACCTTCTACAAACCTTACACCATGTAGTCTTCCAAGTTCACCCTTGTAAAGATTGTCTCCGTCTTTATAGGTATGTGCGTTAACCCATGTGGAATCGCCCATTAAGGCGTATGATCCATAAGGATTTGTCTTACCTAAGAAGTAGCCATCGTCATACTTCATAGCTTTTTGTAGCTTTAAAGTCTTAACGGCTTTTCTAACTTCTGTTGCTGAGAATGTATCTGATGCCGCCACGTCTGAGATTAAGGACTTGGCTCCTGCAAGTTGTGCAGTACCATTGTCTAATTCAGCCCTTATTAAAGCGTCTCTTGATTCTCCAGCATTTATACCCATAACTTCTACTGCACCCTTCATTTTAGGGTCAATAGCTGTTAAAGATAACAATTTAGAGATCTTGGTGTAGGATGCGTATTCCGCAACAGTGCATGAAACATTAGTAGCTGATAAATCCACTGCAGAAGGATTTGAACCCTCTGTAGGAGACTGACTAATCAAAGCTAACGGGCTATATCTTTGGAAATATACAACCTTACCATTACCAGAAGGAAGGGGTCTTTTCTGCGCACCCTGTTCCATTATCTGGCTTCTTTTTACCATACTTATGAATAGCTTATCGTAATAAGTGCTCATAAGTTGGCTTAACGTTGATGTCGTTGATGCCATTTTATTTTTTCACCTTCTTCTTAATATGCCGATACGGTTCC